TCCGCGTTCGTCACCGTCTTCTTTTAACGCGTAACGTTGCATAATCTCGACAATAGCCGCGCGTTGTTTGCGGTCGCAAAACAGCACCATATGCCAGTGAGGTGTCCCGTCGTGGTGAGGCTCAACCACACGAATCCCGTAGACGTTTAGATCGCGGTCTTTGAATGCGGTGCGCATCTTGCTCCAGATTCTGACTAGATAACGCTGGCCGTCTTTCGGGGAAAAGGCTTCTCCATCCCACTTGTGGTTAAGCTGACATTGTTTGTCACGCTTGTTTTTTACCGTGCGGGTCGGGTGATATTTCGAGGGCGTGGTGATAGTGACAAACATACCGATGTGATTTTTTTCAGCGGCATATTTTCCGATACCGTAAATAGTGCTCATCAGCTCCATGCGGCGAATCTCAGGGTTAGAGATACTCGCCATGACTTTATCGATCAGGTCGATTCGTTCGCCGGTTTCGACGTTCTCAAGGTCGCACCCTTTGAGGTATTCCATATTGGCCGCACGACGGGCGCGAACATCACTGATCGCTTGCTTACTGGCATAAGATGAGCGTTTAAAATTGACTTCACCGGCGGCGATAAGCAGTGCCTCACGCCACTGGGTGCGCTGCGCTTTGAGCTTACGTATCCACCATTCATCATTGATGAGGCGCAGGATGCTGCGGAATGCGCCACGCATATCTAGCTTTCCCTTACGGAAACGTTGCCAGTGCATTGGTGTGATATTAAAAGCGCGTGCTGCGCCAGCTACATGAGCATAGAGATCGACTTGAGCCTCATCGGTAAAAAGCGCCTCTTGATCATGACATTCGAGAAATGCGTCGCTCAGTTCCTCATAAGCAGAATACAACTGAGCCGCTATGCGACCGGCTAGCCGCTTTAACTCTTTATCGTGCATATCAGGCAAGCCGCGATAAATCTCTAGCTCACTCAAAAATCGCAGTGAGGCTTTGACGTCCATATCGAATTTAGTGTTAACAAACTCGAGTCTCGGATGTATGCGCGGCAAATAAATTTTGTATAAAAAGCGGTGTGCGGCCAGTATCCCTTGTGTGTTTAACAGGTAGTTATGGCGCTCAATGAAAATCTTGCTGAGGAAATACGGCAGTGAGTCAATTTTGCGTAAGGCGTCTTGCCCCTGAATGTATTCTTCACGGGTAAGAGGTCTCTCTTTACTAATAGCTTCGCGTGGTGCATTCCAGCTATACGCGCCCACAAACGGCGCTCGGGGTTCAGCGTTAAAGGCTGGCGGTGGCGTGGGGGCAACTCGCCCCCTATTGGTGAACGAGCTCAATTTACTGAGCCTTTAGGTGATGTTTGGAAAACGCTTCCTGACAAAGCTTTCCAATACTGCCAATCTCAGCCGCAAGCCCTGCGATGCTGGTCACGGTCGAGTTACGGACGTGGAGATTAATAAGCTCTGTAACCAGTTGGTTTATGCTTGAATAGTACCGGATAGGGTCGAGCCACTCCTCCCCCGCCTTAGCACCTTTTTGTGCAACCTTTTTTTTATTAAGAATGTATTGAAAGGAGTCGGATGTAATAACAAATTCGTTGCCAATAGGGATACGGATCATGATTAACCTCAATAGTGATTTAGTTGTCGAGCTGAAATAGCGCTTGTTGGCTTAGCTCATTAAAGTGATGGCTTTCGCGCATGAGTTCTGATGGTGTTGTGATTGTTTTTAAATAAATGCCACGTTTAACACACAGATTTGTAATGTCTGCGATTAGAGCTAATTTATTGGAATATACGGCGCGGACAGGGTAATTATTTACCTTAGTTTCTTTATCTATTCTGATATCAGCAAGAATAAATGAGCTAGCGTCACACTTAGCGACGGCAAACCAATTATTGATAAATACCCAGCTAAATGTTTTAGCCATTAGTAAAAACCTCGATGACTTAAACCTTCGTTATGCAGCTTGATAGATTCCTGCGTCATAAGCTCGACCAGCTCAGCTTTCGATAGCCCTTCTTTTTGAGCGTGTACGAGAATCTCATCGAGTCGAGCGGAAAGCATAACAGCGGCGGCAGCCTTACCCTCATTACGAGCATTATTTAATAGTAGCTCTTGCACTTCCGCTTCGGCTTTTCGGTGCATCTCTTGGCCGACTGTTTTATACATATGCATAATTAACCTCAGATAATAGAAAGCCCGACGTAATAAAACGCCTATTAAATAATTTCGTTATTTAATTAGTGGAGATATTGCTCGGGTCTTACCGCTGTTAATACTGTTGGGGCATATCTAAATAAGCTAAATAATTCACGTAAGGCACGGAATAACTTTTCACGCCATAAACATGTTTCATCATCCATATGCCAATATGGTTGGCTGAATTCACTATCAGATAGCCCCGCGTGACGAAAAAGGGTTCTTCGCTCGCTGATAGTCAGACGACGAATAAAGCCCGATTTACTAATGCCATGTTTGCGATATTCAGCAAATGCGCGACTTAATTCCGCTATAGCACACACCACGCGCTCGCGGTCGGCGTCGTTCATTTCTTCGAGTTTAGCCATTGCATGGCGCTGTTTTAATCGCGCATGAAAGCAGACCGTTAAGCGTTCACGCTCGCTCATGCGATTGTAAAAATCACAGGTTTCGCTCCAGCGAGGAACGGCGAGATGCTGGCAAATAATGGAACGCAAACCAGCAGGGAGTTTTTTGGTTGATTCTAGCGTCACAACGGTCATCTTTGCCCCCATGGAATAAAGCGGTTAATGCTTTTGGTTTTGCCTAAACTTCTACCCCGGATAATGATCCCCTTGCGGCCTTTGCCGTGGGTGATGCGTGCATCCAGTACGAGTGCGGTCTGATGATTCCAGAGCAACGGCGCGATTGAGATTGGTTGCTGCATATCTTTCCCCTACTGTCTTTATCTCGCTGAGTGACTGTTACGGGCGCGTGACTTTTTGGCGTAGCTGAATCTGTTTTTCCATTCATGCCACTCTGGTGGCGCATTTTGAACAAGTTGTCTTGCAAACTCGTCCCAATCCTCTCTATTTATCCACGTTTGCGCATGGCCTCCCGGCTTTGCTGGGTCAACCATGTAATGCACTGGTAGTTTTCCGCTCTTTACCATTTCTTCTATAGCGCGCTTTGTTCGGCCTACGTACAAAGCAAATCCTTCTACAGAAAGTAAGGCTGATGGGTTTTCAGAAATACGGATAGGCTCGCGATTAAAAGCACCGCGATTGCCTTTCCCTTCCTCTGGCTCATCACTTTCTAAGCCAATAATTTCAGCTTCTTCACGCATTTTGCTATCCTCGGCTTTGGCTCCCGATTCACTAACTAGCGCTAAATAGAGCGCTTTAGCGTGTTTACGGGGTTATTAACTTAGACAAACATTACGGAATTACGTATTTCATGTCAATATCAATAAATGAAAAGCTAAAGCTAATCAGAGAATCTGAGCGTTTAAAAATGAAGGAACTTACTGAATTAGCAGGAATAAATTACACCACATATGCTGGTTATGAATCTGGTAAGGCTGGAATGTCGCTCGAAAATGCGGCTAAGTTTTTCAAGGTTCCACGATTTAGAAAATATCGAGATTGGTTCATGTTCGATGAGGTTAACCCCGAAACCGGCCAAATAGCGCCGGCACTCGCACACTGTGGGCAAGAAGAAACAATCTCGCAGCACTCAGAGAAAAAGATTGGCTAACTATTTACTCGGCTTATCTGTGCAGTAAATGCACAGCAACAATTTGTTATACAAATACATATTTAGAGGTAGATATACACCTACGCATCGGAGGGCTTTCTTATGTCAATTAAGAAACTCGATGATGGTCGATATGAAGTGGACACTAGGCCGCGGGGTTCCGAGGGAAAGCGAATCCGGCGCAAATTTAATACTAAAGGCGAGGCGCAAATTTTTGAGCGTCATATTCTTGTTAACTACCACAATAAAGAATGGGTAGAGAAACCGGCAGATCGCAGAAAGCTAACAGAGCTACTCGATTTATGGTGGGTTTACCACGGCAAAATCCATCCGCGTGGCGAGGTGGAGCGAGGAAGGCTTAAAACTATAGTTGCAAAATTTGCATCCATGGGAGTCTATAGGGCTGACCAACTCACAAAGAAAGCGCTGACAGACTACCGCGTCATTATGATGAATGAAGGGTTAAAACCGGCAAGCGTAAACCGCCACTTCGCCATTTTGGGCGGTATGTTTACCAAATTAATCAACGCTGACGAGTTTCACAGTCAGCACCCTTTCAAAGATATTAAAAAGCTGAAAGAAGCCGAATCCGAGATGGCTTTTTTATCTGAGAGCGAAGTCGAGGAATTGCTGAACTTGCTTGAGAAGGATAACCGGAAAGTTGCATTAGTTTGCTTATCTACCGGCGCTAGGTGGGGTGAAGCTGCCAGCCTAAAAGGCGAGCACATCATCAATAACATGGTGACATTCATGAAGACGAAAAACGGCAAGCGACGAACTATTCCAATATCTGACCAGATCGCAAACTACATTAAGACCAAACCAACGGGCTTACTGTTTACCGCAAACTATGACAACGTTCGCGATACATTGCGAAAAATGAAACCAGACCTACCGGCGGGGCAAGCCGTTCATGTTCTACGACACACTTTCGCAACTCATTTCATGATGAACGGGGGTAATATCATTACACTTCAGCGAATACTTGGACACTCTACGGTTCAACAAACGATGACTTACGCGCATTTTGCTCCCGACTTCCTCCAAGATGCGGTAACATTGAACCCTATAAGTAGAATGTCCATAAATTGTCCATAA